TCAGTGGTGAGTTTGGACACTGTGTACGACAGTACCAAACTCACCACAAACGAGTACACCGCGATGTTCGTGGAGGACGGATGGGCAGCGTTGCAGATGTGCCCGCTGTCACGGCTGTACACCGCACCGGTTGACCCGTCCGGTGTTGTCGGTTGCTGCCCGGTGTCCTGATCGGCACGACCGACAGGAGGAGTGATCGACTGTGGTGATTACGCCACCGCAGGTAGTCCCGGCACCGGAGCCCCGTGGGCTCCGGTACGGGCTACTGACTGCGGCAACCGGCCCCCTGGACCTACCAACCCATGGCCTGGCCGGTGGAATCATCTATGAGCCGGTGTCGTGTGGACACGCGCGCGCGTACCCGACGCTATGTCACACCGACGAACGGGTCAGCGGAAAGACGTTCGACCCGAACGACGCGGCCATCAGCCGCGATTCGTTCATCGCCTACGCCACGATCGCCTGTGGGTCGGCCGGTAAAACCCCCGCCGACCTGGAAACCCGGGTGCGACGTCGTCACGCCAACGGTGAACAGACCGTGGTGGAGTCGGCGATGGCTGCGATCCTGTCCGCTGGTGCCACCCACCTGGTTGCCCCGGGAACGTCCATCGTTGACGTGATCGGGGAGTTGGAGCAGTGGCTGTACGGTGCCGACACAACGGCTCCGGCCGACGCCATGTACGGCAACATCGGGTATATCCACGCCTCACCGAGGATCGCGGCGTACGCGTCAGAGGCTGATCTGATTGTCTCTGACGGCCCGTTGTTGCGGACGCGGATGGGTACGATCTGGGTTTTCGGCGGTGGATATCCCGATGACGGAACGATATTTATATCTGGAAATGTGACGGTGTGGCGTTCCCCGGATGTGTTCGTTCCGCCTGTCGTTCAGTCCCTCAACAGGATTACGAATCAGTATCACGTTTTGGCGGAGCGTGAATACGCCGTCTCGTATGACTGCGTCGCCGCACAGGCGACATTCGAATGGGGGCAACCGACATGATAATCATCAAGGATGTTCCTGGCCTCACAGACATGGAACTACTTGAATCGCTGAACTCCATCAGCGACAGTGAGGTAGCCACGGGGAACGGTGGATTTGTGGTGAATGAGGACACGGCGGAAAAATTCCTGTCCGCATACCTCATTGCCACAGGACAACGACAGCAACCGACCTCGACCAAAGCACGGGGACGTCGGGCGACCAAACCACCACGATCATCGGATAGGGGGTAAGGAATGTCGCTCTGTGTGAGTTATCTGCAAGGTCTAGTCCTACGCGCGACCAAACTGGATTCCTGTGGCGCACCGGTCGCTGGCGCGTGTTCCACGATAACGACAAAAGGGTTCATCAGCGTTGAGGTGAAGGCGGATGAAACCGCCGGAAACGAGATCTCACCAACCCTCGCCGACGGAACCCGGTGTTATTACCAGGTGTCACCGAAGCAGCTGAACAAGCTGACGGTGAATATCGAATTGTGCCAGGTCGACCCGGAGCTGATCAACATGATCACAGGGTCACCGCTGATCACGGACGACGCGACACCGACCCCATCGGCGATCGGGTTCACCACGGATTCGGCCGCGTACGGTGTCGCCAACGTCGCCCTCGAACTGTGGACGAACATTGCCGGTGGTGGATGTGCTTCTGCCACCGGTAGGAAATGGGGCTACTACCTGCTCCCATGGCTCACACAGGGAACCGTGGGAAAGCCGAAATTCGAAAACGACGCCGTGACCTTCACCATTGATGAGGCGATCACAAAGGACGGAAATCAGTGGGGTGTGGGACCGTACAACGTCCAGAAAACCAGACTGGGCGTGTCGTCTCCGCTGTTCACGCCCTTGTCCACGACCGCCCATGATCTGATCCTGCCGGTCAACCTGGCGCCCCCGACGCCGGTGTGTGGTTGCCAGGCCCTTGTCATCCCAACCTGATATTTCCGTGTCGCCCCGGGGTTCATACCACCCCGGGGCGACACGGGTTTTGGAGGACCGATGTCGACCGCGATCGTTCAGACCCTGTCCGGTACCGCGACGGTTCAGACCCTGTCCGGTACCGCGACCGTGATCGTGTAGGGGGATCCGTGCCGGCAACCTTCATCCCGCTGACAGTGCACCAGGGGAACAACGAAACCATCTCGCTGACCGTCACCCCCGACACCCCTGGCGACAACCTGACCGCCGTGACGATGTTGAAGATCGTGTGGAAGGACAGCCGTTGTGTTTCGGACACGGACACGACGACGAAGACGTTGAGTAGCGCCGTGCCGGCTGAGATCACGATCACGACTCAGACGGCTACTCTGATTGCCGCGACCGCCCACATTCCGGCGTCGTACACCACGTCTCCGCATCCGTACTGGTGGCGGCTGGACGTCTACGTTGGGGCCGCGCACCGGACGGCGATATACGGACCGGTGACCGTAATCGATATCTAGGATGGTGCATATGTCCAGCCCATGTGGGTGGACCATCACAAAATGTGGATGCGGATCATGCTGGAACACCTACGGGCCGGAGGTGCAGGCCACCGCATCCACCCTGGCCATCGGCGTGATGTGGATGGCCACCGCCCGACGCTACGGCCTGTGCCCGATCACGGTCCAGCCCTGCCAGCAGCCACCACGGCAGTCCCAGTATCAGACGTACCCGGTGGACCGAGACACGTATACCGGTGGCCCATACATCAGTGGCGGCCAATGGTTCAACAGCTGCGACTCATCAGAGGACGGTGGATGCTGCGGGGGATGCGGCGTCGACCTGGACGGCCCCACCACAACTACCGGGGTCACCAAGGTCACGGTGGCCGGTGTCGTCGTACCACCGGCCGCGTACATGGTCCTAGACGGCTATCACCTGGTCCGCGTCGATGGACAATGCTGGCCGACCTGCGTCAACTACAGTCGGCAGTCCCCACCGGATTTCGAGATCGAGTACCTGAGGGGTGAGGCGATACCACCGCACGTCCAAACAGCTACGGAGAGACTGGCCTGCGAATGGGCCAAGGCATGCGCGGGGGGGACATGCGCCCTACCCGCACGCCTACGGTCGCTGAGCAGGCAGGGCGTTGAAGCCGTAGTGGAAACACTGTCGGCGAAACCTGGGGAGATCCGGACAGGTATTCCCGAGGTGGACATGATCATCACGTTGGAAAATCCGTCCGGCCGCGCCACGCGCCCCGTGGTGTGGAGTCCGGACGCGACATCGCCAAGACTGTTGACATGACAACCCCGATCCCCGATCCTCTCGTTGCCCCCATGGCCGCTGATCTGGTGGCCTGCCTGGTGGCGGCAGCCGCAGAGATACCCAACCAGGTCAGCGACAATCCCCGCATCGCCTGTCTGCGCCCCGGGGACCGCGTCGAACTCCTCATAGCCCAGAACCGGGACGAATGCTGTGAGGGACTGATGTGGGTTCGGTGGGTTCGGGCCTATCCATCCAGCAAGGCGTTCCCCGCGCCGGACAGCCTGCCCTCCCGATGCGGGATCACCCGGTGGGCAGTCGTCTTCGAACTGGGCGCTGTTCGCTGTGCCCCGACGTCGGACATGGATACGATCCCAACCTGCGCTGAATGGGATGAGGCGACGCTGAACGTGTACGACGATGGTGCCGCCATCCGGCGCGCCATGTGCTGTTTCACCGATTCTCACCCATATGAGCTGGTTGTCCAGTCTGAGGGACAGCCACTGACGACGGAGGGCGGATGTGTTGGGGTCGCCTACCTGATGACCACATCCGTCTCAGCATGCGACTGCTAGGAGATGATCATGGCACGGAAAATCACACCGGAACTGGAATCAGAGGCCACCATCGACGCGGGGCCGCCTACGGTGCAGGTGGGGTCGGACGTGACAGACGACGTACGCGGCCCGGCGGATCGCGCGTTGGATGTCCTCAACGCCATCGCCCACCACGGCATGGTGGACGTCGTCGTGCTGATCGCCCACGATGGCATTTTCGTGGATGAGAGGGTGAGCCTGCCGGTCTGTGAGCGCACCGCCGGACTCCTAGAAATCGGCTATGTCGACATCGCCGTACCAGAATCGCCATGACCGCCATCACTATTCGCGTCAATCAATTCGTCTGTGTGGTTGACCGAACATCCGCGATGCTGGTAGCCCGACAATTCGCCCTAGAGGAGACAAGGAAAATCGTCTGGCTGGTCCGCGACCAGGCCATCGTGTACTGCCCGGTGAAAACCGGGAACCTACGCCGACGGCACCGAGTTATCATCACCTCATCAGCGCTGAGTACCACGGCCAGCGTCGTCAACGACGCCGAATACTCGGGTGCCGTACACGACGGATCGCGTCCGCATACCATCCGGGCGCGATCCGGATTCCTGCGATTCGACGTCAATGGGCGGACCGTGTACGCACGGTCTGTCCGGCACCCCGGGACCACCGCGAACCCCTGGCTGCGACGGGCGGCCGAATCGGTGGCGCAACGGCAGGGGTGGCGTTTCACACGCACAGTAGTCTCATAGGCAACACCGTAGGAGGAGATCAGCATGGCCAACACACACGCGAAAAAGGCACGGCGAACCCGTAAGGGCGGGAAACCGAATACGCGGGCGACAACGCCAGACGCCGACCTGCAGGACGGCGGATTCCGCAGGACCGATAGCACACGGCCTGTGCCGGATGAGGCGGAGGTGCAGCGGCGGGTCCAGGAATATCTATGCCAATTGGAGGAGAAGGCTATCGAACGTACCGTTCGGGACCGGATGAGTGACGAGAGCCCGGAGGACGCGATCAACCGGGCAGTGGAGGAACGGCTAGCGCGCATCCTGGCCCTGTCCCCGGACACCGACGATGATGCTGACGACGGCGACGACGACGACGGTGACGACGGTGACGACGGTGACGACGACGACGGTGACGACGGTGACGACGACGTTCCGGTCCTGAAAAACGCTGAGGTAGAGTTCATGGGTCGGACGATCGAGGTCAGGATGCCTGACATCGACCAGATAACGATCATCCGGCGGTTGGAAACAACGTTCAACAATGCGTCAAAGGCAACCGACATGGACGCGGATAAAGCCTTGAGGCTGATGAGTCGCGCGCTGAAAGCGGTGACGTCGGTTATCGTCAATCCGGAGGACATCGATTTCATCGAGGATCTCGTTCTGGGTGGTGAGGTGAAAATCGTCGAGACACTACCCATTCTGCACAAGGCCATGAACAAACTGAAAGAGGCCAATCAGGACGCTGGCAATCGTGCCGCACGGCGCCAGCAGGGCCGTAGGTCATCTGGCACATCCGGGTCCGCCAGCCTGGTAACAACCGGGTGAAAGGAAATGGCACGGCCAGCCTACGGGTCTGAAAGGAAATGGCACGGCCAGCCTACGGGTCTGGCCGGTCGACGTCGAACTCAGTGGGGCGGTCTACAGGATCGCCCCACAGCCGGCCATACGGTGGATCATTCCGATCGTCGATCAGGACTGGTTCGGGATCGTCCCCGGGATGATCGACGACGAACATATCGACGACGCCATATTCAGTGGGAAGATCCATTACGATGATTGCGTACGTGCGGCACAGGACGCCGTGTCAACCGCGTCTGGTATGCCGTGGTGGTCCTGTCAACGCCTGATCATCAGCGCCACACAGCTACTAGACCTGTCGGGGGCGCTGGTCATAGCCCGCGTTGACCCCGCGACCGTCTCCCTCGGCGCATATGCACAGGCCGTCTACCACCTGTTGGTCAGGGATGCCGACCAGAAACAGCGCAACCAGTTGGACCGGGAAATCGAGACCCGCCCACCTGGGGTCAGTGTGACGCAACGGTACGACGCGGACGCGGCGCGGTCAGGATTCGAGGAGATGCTACAAGCGCGGGGCGGTTGGTAACGCCATGTCGCGTTCGTGCCGGGCCCGGACCAGCCACCGATAGGCGGTCGGGTTCTTCGTGACATGCCAGACGTCGGAGATGGCCTGCGCACCGCCCCCGGGACGTCCGACGCTGACCGCCCAGTCGTTGACGTCCAGGACCTCACGCCAGTGTTTTGCGTCCCAGTGGCGTGACCCTAATGGGCGCGGCGACACGCAGGCGTGGAGTAGGACATCGTTGGGGTTGCGCGACTGATTGGCCGCGACGTGCCGGATCTGGATGAGGGGGAGCCGGGACAGCGCGGCAGGGGTGATCTGTGCTGACGGATGCCGTGCCTGAACGGTCAGTTCGCTGATCCGAAACGGGGTACGCCCTGTGTCGATTCGGACTCGCACCACGATCGGGGATTCGGGGTCGTCCACGGTGACCAGACCGGTCCCGTCTCGGGTGACCGTGGCCTGCGCTACCTGGATGAGTGGTGTCACTGTCACGAGATGACGATACCTTGATCTTGCCGTGGTCGGTGTAGCCCGGAAACCCTAGCTACATGCCCACCCAGTCTGGCCGCGCCACCATCGAGGTTAGCGCCGATTTCTCGAATTTCGCCGAGGAACTCCAACGCGGTATGAACGCCGCGATCCGTGGTGTGCGTATCGACATGTCGTCGGTGTCTGAGCAGATTTCGTCTGGCGTGCGCCAGGGCGTTGACGCGGCATCCACCGAACTCCGTCGACTCGGGTCACAGACCGGCGACACCATGAACACTGTGGCATCCCGGTCGGAGGCCGCAGGCCGCAGTATGGCGGAATCGTTCGCTGTCGCGGGGCGCGCCATGGCCTCCGCCGGCGATCAGATGACGCTCGCCCTCACCTTGCCCATTGTCGGTGCCGGCACGGCCACAATCAAAACGGCCGGTGATTTCGAAAAAGCGATGAACGCGGTTAAGGCCGCGACAGAATCCGCCGGTGCTGAATTCACGGGGTTGCGTAACCTAGCCATCGACCTGGGTGCGACAACCGCGTTCTCCGCAACAGATGCCGCTAACGCCATGCAGATGATGGCGACAGCCGGATTCAATACCACGGATATCATGGCCGCGTTGCCGGGTGTCCTGGACCTGGCGGCTGCCGGATCGGTCGGGTTGGCGGAGGCTGCGGAAATCGCTGGTGACATCCTGAACGGCTACGGGATGAAGGCCAGTGATATCGGTAAGGTCAATGACATTCTGGCTAGGAACTTCCTGTCGACAGCGACGTCTCTGACCGATCTGGGGGAGTCGTTCAAGTACGTTGCGCCTGTTGCATCATCGGCCGGAATCACATTTACTGAAATAAATGCTGCTATTGGTTTGCTCGGAAATGCTGGCATTAAAGGATCGCAGGCCGGAACATCCCTACGCGGATCCATCGTCGCGCTACTGAAACCGAGCAAGGCGGCAGCGAATACGTTGGAGGACCTGGGGGTTAAAGTCGTCGACTCCCACGGCAAACTACTCCCCCTCGTTCAAATCGTCGATCAGTTGGCGAAAAGCGGCGCTGACACGGCCGACATGATGACCATTTTCGGCCTGGAATCCGGGCCCGGTATGCAGGCCCTTGTTTCGCAGGGTTCAGCGGCCCTGGCCGGTTTGGATGCCCAACTCAAAAACGCTGGCGGCACGGCGCAAAAGGTTGCGGCCACGCAGATGGAGGGCCTCAACGGGTCGATGGACAATTTGTCCTCATCCGTTGAGGGCCTGATGATCGCGATCGGGGACGCCGGCCTACTGGGGTGGGCGACCAAGGTCACGGTGGTAATGACCGAATGGGTGGCGCGGGCGGCGGAGTTGAATCCGGTGCTGCTACAGATTGCCACCATCGTGGGAATCGTCGTGGCGGCAGCCGGTCCCCTCCTCGCCATCTTTGGCCGGATGTCGGTCATGATCGGTGAGGGCATCATGGTCCTGAAACGGTTCGGTGGGTGGCTGATCCGCGTAGCCCCGTGGCTGACCGCCCTAGCCGGGCCGATGGGCCTGGTGGTCGCCGGTGTCGTCGCCCTGGCCATCGCCGCTGTTGTGGCATACAACCGGTGTACGGCGTTCCGCAACATCGTCGACTCGGCGTTCCGTGCCGTTGGGGCGGCAGCCCTGTGGATGTGGCAGACGGCAATCATGCCCGCGTTGACCTGGCTGATCGGCGCGGCACAGAGCGTAGCGGCTGCCGTGGTCAGACTCTGGGCGCAGGCACAACCGGTGTTCACGGCCATGGGCATCGGGATCATGAACGTGTGGACCGGGGCCGTCCGACCGGCGTTGGACGCGATCAGACGCGAGTATCAGAAGTTGGGCGCGGCCCTCATGGGTCTGTGGACCACCACGATCCAACCGGCTATCAGCAGCGTCATGGCGGGGTTCCAGTCGCTGGGGTCCTCGGTTGGATCGTGGTGGTCGCAACACGG